TCGAACCAGTGACGTTGTTCGTGGTCCCGTCCCCACCGGCCGGAGCGCCCATGTTGACGTAACGCTCAGTCTGCGCCGACGCCGGGAGCGCCAGCACGAGGAACACAGCCACGAGTGGAAGATGATTACAGCGCAACATCAAGGTTTTTCTCCACGATTTTCGGGTCGATGACGGACTTCGAGACCGTCGCGGTTTTAGTCTTGTCCAGGCTCAGGAGGGCCGCCGCATCGAGCGCCCCCAGCGTCACAGCCTTCGCGCGGCGCCGCAGCATAACAGTATCGTGATTCTCGGCCGCGCCCGTGGTTGCCGAGTCCTCAAGGTGCTTGTACTCCGCCACCCGCCCGTCCGGGATCTTAATCAGTTTGAACTTGCTTTTCGGGCTGGGCGCTGCGCCGCACCGGTCGAGCGGATAGACCGCCACCACATCGCCGGGGCGGTACCGCGCGTCCAATTCTTCCTTGCTGACTTTCGCCAGTTGCTCGGGCGTCGCCGTGTCCATCCAGTGCGGCCCGGCGTAGATGAGGAGCCCGACCCCCTCGGGCGTCGGCGTCGCGGTAGGCTTCGGGACGGGCGTCGCGGTCGGCTTGGGTTCGATGAGAACCGGCTGGGCGAGGGCCGTGGAAGCGAAGAGTGCGAAGAGGATCGGGAGTTTGGATAAGAGAGACGAAAGACCCATTACAACTTCCTCCAGAACACACAAGCCCCCCACTGTTTCGCTGCGGCATTTGCGCAGGAAACCTTAAGCGCGTCGTTCCGCATAAGGATGCACTGAGCAGTCGGGCGGAACACGAAGTCCGTTCGGCCCGTCATCGATTGAGTGCTCAGAACCGTATCGTGGTTTACACCCAAGCCGGAGTCAACAAAAACGGTAAGGGTTTCGGTCGTGCCGCTTGTCGTGAAGTGCGCGCGCACCTCGACAATCTCCATCGGGCCGATCAGAGTTGTGAAGGCGTGAGACGGACCAACAGACAAGGCGAGCGTCCCCGTGCTCGCGGTGTAACTGACAAACGTAGTATGGACGACATTGGCTATCGTCCCGGAAGTATATGCCGCGTCGGCGCTCCCGGCCAGCAGCAAGAGGCACAGCGCCGCGCAAATCGAAAGCGCCTTTTTCATGGTTCAATCCTCCTCAAAAAGAGGAGCGGGCGGGCAGCAAGCCCGCCGCGCTCTTAGTTCCCGCTTTGGTCACTGAGCAAAGACCAACGCCCGAGCCCCGTAACCGTACTTACCCCCGTACAAATCAGAACCAGGGCGTCGCCTTCGCCCTCGGTGATCGTCTTGTCTGCGCCAAGCGCCAGGGTGGTCCCGTTGTCGTCGAGCCGGAGCGTATTCGATCCCGCGCCCGTCACAAGGTAGACGATCTGACCCGTCTGCCCACCGGTAAGCGTCGCGCCGGTCTGGTTGGCATCGGTCGTCACGGTGATATGACTTTTGTCGTTGACTGGGATAGTAACCGTCGGCGACGTAAGGGCCACCGTCTGCGCCGGGTGTTGGAGTTCCGCCCCGATAACCCAGAGGAGTCCGCCGTTGCCCCGGTAGTTGCTGTTGGCCATCTGCGCGAACGCGATTCCTGCCAGGCCAAGCCCGACAAAGAGGCCCGCAAGGGCCAGTGTCTTTTTCATTTCTGCACCGCCTTTCGCCCGCCCTTCCGGGTGGCTGTTTCTCGTTTGCTGCCGGCCGTTTCAATCGACTCGACATACCCGGCGCTGGCAAGCCGCGCCGCCTCCTCGTCCGGGACTTCGCCCACTTCGCCGGGGCCGTAAGAACCCCAAACCCCCGAAGAGATAGAAGTCAAGAATCGGACTCGCATGTTGCCCTCCCGTGGGGGCGGAGCCGTCAAGCCCCGCCCCCGGTTTGGTCCGCGCTACGATCCCATCGTCAGGACGCGCACCGCGTTCGTGTCGATCAGTTCCCCGTCCGTGCGGGCCGTGACTTTGAAGCCCACAAGATCAGAGACGGCGTACAGTTCGTCGAGCCGCTGGAGCGTCATGCCCACGCGGTCCGCGATGTAGTACGAGCCGACCCACCCGAAAAGGATGGCGTCGAGCGCCGCCGTTGCGGCCGGAGCGTTCGCCGACGTGTACACCGGGCGATTGAGAAGCCGATCCGGCTGGCCCGCCTGGAGGCCCGGCTGCCAGAGATACTGTTGGTTGCCGTCCTTCAGTTTGCGGATCAGCAGCGCCGTCGCGTCCGCCATGATCCAGGATGCGTCCCGGCGATAGGGGGACGTGATGCTATGGTAGAGTTCGAGCAACTCGTCCGCCGTAACAGCCGTCGCGCTGGCTGCGGTGACACCGGTCGTGGCCGCGGTGAAGATCCCGTTGGGCTGCGATGAGTTGTTGCCCGCGATGAAAGCGGTCTCTTCGAGAACCCCCATCGACTTGGCCGCCTGGCGACTGATCCAACCGGCGATGTCGAACATCGAATCGTTCAGGAGTTCCGGGGAAGCCTGGATGATTCGGCCGTACTTCATGGCCGAAAGCGTCTTCGTTCCCATCGTTTCCTTTGCGACCGCGATGGGTGAGTTTTCATCGTACCAGGCGGCAACGCCTTCCGTCCCCTCGGTAACGAGCGTCAGCGTCCCGCTCGTGGTCTGGATCACCGTCGCGAGTTGCCGCATGATGCTGGCCTCGTCGCGGAAGGAGATGTACTGGCCCCACCAGGTATCCGGGACAGAACTCCCGCCATCGCCCGCCGTGCCGATGGTCTGCGGGTCCGTGCTGGCCCGCAGTTCCTCCGCCGTGATGTGCTTGCGGACGTAGCGGTCAAAGTTCTTCTCATAGGCCGCCTGCCGGTTTTCCGGCTCGGAAGCGTCACCGGGGACAAGCGCCCCGGGCGGGAGCGCGGTGAATCCCTTCTGTTCGAGGTCGCGCGCGTTGGCGTCCTCGATCCGCTTGATGCGGCCCATCAGGGAATCCATCGCCGCGTTGCGCGCCTCATACTGTTCCATCTCCTCGGCGTTGAGGTCGCGGTTTTCCTTTTCTGCCTTGTCGAGCGCGGCCTTCTGTTCCTCCCAGATTTTGCCGCGTTCCGTATAAAGCGGTTTCACATCCATCGTCATATCCTCCTGAATTTCAATTCCGAAATCCTGCGGAGGAGCGGGACGGAGTGGAGCACTGGCCCCGGGTCCGTGTGTTTTCCTTCCTCAAGGTTCGGTTGGGTTTCGTCGGGCTGCGGGGCATTTCTGAAAGCCCGAGCCGCGACGGTTGAATCCTCATAGGCCGGGAAAGTCACCGGCGAAACATCATAGAGTTTGCAGCGAAGAACCTCACGCAGGCGGCCGCCGTCGTCGCCCCAGTTGCCGAACTTCTCGCCGCCGCCCCGGCCCTCCCCGTCGATGGAGAACTGGAAGGAGGATTGGTCAATCCGGCCGCTGCGGATCTTGGCATGGTCGCTCATCGACTGGGAGTCGGTCGGGTCAAGGACGGCGCGATAATGCAAACCCCTATCGTCTTCAGACAGAACAAGCGTCCCGTTTTTCGTCCGCGCGAGGACGTGGTTGGGGTCGTGATTCAGGAGACAGCGAACATCCGCCCTCGCCTTGAGCGTCCGCGTGAAAGCCCCGGCCCGGATAACCTCGAACTGTCCCGGCCAGAGTTCCGTCACAGAATCGAAAACGGCGGCATAGCCTTCCACGATGGGCCGCCCGTCCCCGTCCTCAAGCGCCCGGATCTCGCCGCAGTGTCTCGTTTCGATGTCCATAGCCCTTCCTCCTAATCAGCAACAACGGAACATTCACAACCCGCATGCAGCGGGGCGTGCCCCACGTTACCGGAACTTGTCAGCGGCGAAGTAACCCCATCATTGGGATTCACCGTGTCGCCCTTCCCTACAAAGTTCTTTTCGATTCCTACAACCTTGCCATCAAGCGCCGCGCATAGCGGGCAGGCGTCCGAGTTGGCAACCCATCGGAGCCGAGTAACAGACCACGCCACAAATGACGCGACGGCTACCGCCTCGGAGAACTGGACGGACTCCCGATGTCCTATACGCTCGCCCCGCTCCGCGTCCCACTGGTCAAGCCGTTCCCCGATGGCATCCTCGCCCCCGTCCGCGTCGCGCGCGAGCGCTTCGATTTGCCCCCGGCTCGAAATGGAGTGGCGCAGCGCGAGCGTGTCGAGATATTCAGAGACGAAGGGCGCGAGATCCACGTCTGCGGGATTGCCCGTTTCATCGGCAGCGGCCGCCATGATCTCGGCCGAGAACGTCGAGAGGATCGGCCCCATGATGTCCCGGACAAGCCGCCCGAAGTCCGTGGCATAGAACGCCTCTAATTTCCCCGAGAAAGTATCGTTCAGGAATCGCGATTGCGGAAGCATCTTCCGTATCTCGCGGATCTCTGCCCGGACCAGCCGCTTCCCGCCCTCGGAAATCAGGGCGCGCCACACCGACCGGATGCGCCGACGGTTCGCGTTGATGTTGCGGTACTCTGCGCCCGTGCGCGCGCGCGGGGACTCATCGTCCGGTTGTGGCTCGGGAGCGGCGGGCGGTACCAGCGGCTTCGGCGGGGGCGCCCCAGCCTCGACCATGTTGAGCGGTTGCAGATACACATCCCCACCATCCACCGGGTTCTGGTTTTCAAGAGCCCGGATGTCGTTGGCCGAGAGCCATCCCCAATTCCGCCCGACACTGTACGCCTGGAATCGCGTAGCCGTGTCGCCCCGGAGAAGACCATCGACGGAGAACTCGGCGAAGTATTCGTCCCGGTCACTCTCGACGAAGAGCGTCGCATTAATCTCTTGCTCGAATCGCACGAGGAACGGACGGATGGTATGGACCACAAAGTCGATGCTTTGCTGCTCGACATTGGAGAACGTCGCGCGCTCCAAGTCTCCAATAAACTGAGGCGGAACCCGAAAGATCCGGGCAATGTCGGTTACTCCGAACTTGCGCGATTCAAGCCATTGTGCGTCTTCGTTCGGAATAGCGATCGGTTTCCAGTGCACCCCGTCTTCGAGGACCGCCGTTCGGTGGGCGTTGCCGCTGCCCGAGTGCGCCGCCCGCCAACTCTCGGCAAGCCGTAACCTATCCTCTTCAGCCAAACTGCCGTCAACTTCGAGAACGCCGCCGGGCCGCGCCCCGTTGCCGAACAGCGCGGCGCCGTGTTTCTCCTGGGCCATGCTGAGCCCGATAGTCTCGCGCGCGTAGGCGATGGGCGACAGTCCCTTGAGTTGCGAGCCATCGAGACAAAGAGCCTTGATGTGGAGCATCGCCCCCGGCGCAACGGAATGATCCTGCCCGTCCGCCGTCCGAATCTTGTAGCGCGGATCGTATCCGGCGCGCTCGATCTTAACGGCGTCCGGGTGCCACGGTTGCAAATAGATAGCATCCCCGGTTTTGGCGCGCCGCACGATGGCGTAGGCGTTCCCGTGCATCGCCAACCAGGCCATCATCGTTTCGCGCCAGACCATGGAGGACGCGCCCGGAAACGGGGAGGAATGCAAGACAGAATACAGGGCATGATCTCGCGCGATGGTCTTCTGCCCGCCCGGACCGCGCCGATAGATGTGAAGAGGAAGGCTCGCCACGGTCTCGGCGAGAACCCGCACACACGCGAAGACAGCGGAAACGCGGAGGGCTGAGTCCGCCGTGATATGCTCGCCGGAAGCCGTCGCCGGACCGGCCAGCGCACCGAAGATGTTACTCTCGCGGGCGGTCAAACTGACATCACCCCGCTTGCCGCCCCAGAGAAATTCGAGGACTTGCTTGAGTGCCACGCGGCTATCCCCCGACCTTTTTCTCGACGCGTTCGAGAATTGTCACGACGCGCTGTTGAGTTGCTTCGATGCGTTCGGTCCGCGCGTCCACCTTGTCAAGGCGTACCCCCATGCGATTCACATCCGCCCCCATGACGGCGATGGTTGTGGCCTGGTCCGCTGAAACATCATGCTGTTCAGTTGCCTGCGCAGAAAGCCGCCGTTCGATGTAGAACTGCCAACCAACCAGCGCAACCGCAACAGGGAGCCCCACCCCAAAAGAAATCTTGAGAAGCGATTGCCAGAGATTTCGATGCCGTTCCATGCAGCCTCCAATCGTTTGCGGCAAATCTGTCTCGCGCCGTTGCGGTGACATAGAAAAAACCCCCAACCCCCTCGGGAGAGGGAGCGGGGGCGAAGCGCTTGGGCGTGGCCCGCGCTGTCCGTGTCTTTGGGTGGGGTCGTCGTGGATCGCGACGCAACCCGGCCTTGCTATCCGTCGTCTATCATGCGCATAAGGCGCTCGAAAGACTTCTTTTGTCCCTCCAGATGGCGGCGATATGTCTCCAACTCCCGCCGCTTCTCCTCCTCTTTACCCCCTTTCCCCCCCGAGGCGCAAGAGTTTTCTTGCCGTTCTTGCCGCTTTTTTTCGTCCCGGTTCATCTCGGCTTCCTCCCCGGCGGCCTGTAGGCGGGCAATGCGAGCAGCCTCGTGGGCGTTCATATCACCAACAACTCCTTCCCCTCATACACGCCGCGCCGCTCGACGTTCAACGCCTGGCCGAGTGCCATGATGCTCGCCACGAGCCCGTCAATTCGCTTGCCGCTTTTGCTCCGATCCGGCTTGACCGGCTTGATGTTCTGCGCCGGATCGCTCGTGACCTCCGCGCAATCGACGTTCCAGCGTAAGACCGGGTTCCCGCCGTGCCGGATGCGGCCCTGAATCACGAGCCGTTCCAGTTCCTTCGAGGGCGGCGACATAGAAACGTATCCCTGCCTGTGTTCTATTAGGTGAAGTCCGTCTTTGTCTTGGAGCG